TCTTCCAGAGCCTTCTCAGTTGCTTCTAGCTTCTGAGTAAGTTCTGTCTTCTGATCTTCGAATCCCTTTGCAACCTCATCAATCTTAGCAGCAACATTTGCTTCAACTTCAGCCTTAAGCGAAGTGGCAAAGTCGTTAAGCTTCTGATCAATGACGGAGCCAAGAGCTTCTTTCAGAACATCAATATCCATTTCTTGTTCCTCCATTTGTTCAGTATTTACTGCTGCCTCGGATGAGACTTCAGCATCGTCAAGCTTTTCAAGCTCAACATCGCTTGGTTCCGAACTTAACCAAGCGACAAACTTTTTAACTAGTGACAGTTTCTTTTCATCACCATCAATAAAATTATCCATAGGTTTCACCTTATCATATTCTACATCATTTTGCAATTCAAAATGACTACTTTCTTTACTTTCTTCTTCGGAGTCAAGATCTTTGCCTTCGAAGTAAATCCTACCCTGTTCAATAACATCTTCTAAATCCTCATAAACTGTATCTAATAGAATATCCATTAAAACATCTTGATTTTCTAAGTCAAAGTTAATATCATTTTCGTTAATTTGGTCTAATAGAGCCACTTGAAGATCTTCTGCCTCAAAGGACTTTTTTGCTTCTTTTGCTCTTCTATACCTTTCAAGCATACGACGACCTTTAGCTGCAAGTCTTGCAGCATCAGATCTATCCTGAGGGACAGGTTCGCCCCATGCGGCAGCAGAAAGAGCCAATCTTGTTGGCTTACCATTTGGCTTTTTCATGGGACCAGAAGGGTTGCTGAAGAAGCGAACAAGGAAAGATCCCTTGCGCCGCATTTTTTCAGGAGTATTTGCCGGTCCTTTAACACCGGGCTTAAGGTTTGCACCCTCAGTCTGCTTAAAGTGTCTTCTGCCAGCAGCAGTCAATCCACCTTTTGGATCCTTAAGAGGCTGCTTTGCTTTTTCAAACTCTTCCTCGATAATTTCAAGAACATACTTCAAATCACCATCATCATTCTTTTTGACTAGATCAATTGTAGCAATTGCATTTGCTGGATTATCAACCAAGCTTAATTCACCAAGATTATATTCCTTGATGACAGAAACCGGCCTGCCATTGTACGACTTGCCCTGCATCATTTCCTTTTTCAGAATTTTTCCGCCAATGGAAAATGCTCTCAATGTGCCATCAAGAACTTTTTGCCATGTGCTCTCTGCACCTTTAGAAATATATGCTTCAACTTGAATAGCATTATACTCTTGACCATCTACACCTTTAACTTTAATTGGCTTATAGCTAATTGCTTTACCAACAGCAATTGGTGCATGCATTTCTCTAATATTACCTTGCCAATTTTTGAATGCATCAAGCGATGCATTGAAATCAACAAGATCTCCAACTTTATCAACATTATCAGCGGTTGCAATACCGCTAATAATTCGTTGTTCTTTCTTCACCATGTCAATGGGGAAACTAAGATTAAAATCTGTCATAAAGATATACTCCTAAGTTTATGCTATATATATATTATATAGCAAATCACCCAATGGCATAAACTGCAAGAGTAACCCCTGCTGTCATGACTTGGAACTTGGTATAGTCACCCTCAACCTCAACATAGTTTTTACCTGCTGGGATTAAAACTTGGTGGGGACCACCGTTCAGCTTAACAATTGCATTTGTAGAGCTATGAGTATTAATAAAATGAACACAAGTTGTGTGACCATTGATTGAAACCTCATTAGCGGCACTTGTAACTGCTGTATTGGAATAAATAATTCCCATTCCGTAACTCATTCTGTACCTCCTGAATTATCTTGGTTTTGACCTCTTTCCGCCTGATCACCAGATTGTCTTGGATCAGAAGCACCTTCTGGTGTATCTGCTCTGGCATTTCTAGGCTGTGAGGATTGATTATTAGAATTTCCTACTGGAGCACCCGGACCAGTCTGCTCCTTTTTAATTTTTGTCGGGAAAGGAAGCACTTCATCACCATCTGCTCTTTCTGGGAGACCCAGTGCAGATCTGACTTCGTTAGGTGCAATCACTTCTGTTCTCAGATATCTATCGTTAATTCTAGACTGAATATCTTCATCAATTAGGTCAATCTTCTTAAATCTCATTGTGAAGAGATCTGTAAACTCCATCATAACTCTATTAATTCTTTTTTCAATAACTGACTGGTCTGGACCAACAACTTGCATCTTAAATGTCTTGTCTGAGTCGCGTGAGACTGCAAGGTTTGCATTGTCATAAACACCAACCTTTGGAGCAGGAACTCTGTTAGCAACAAGAATTTCATCCCTGTTTGCTTTTCTATATTTATCAAATGATGCATCTTGAACACCAGCTTCTAACTTTTCAAATTTGATATCGCTATCAGCGCCAATAGAGGCAGGAATTGGAATAACAAGAGTACCATGATTGCGACCTTTTACTTCTTTCCTAAAATAATTAATAAGTTCTTGCTTTGATTGATTACTTAATTTTGCACCCTTGACTATAACCGCATATCGAGGAATAGCTTTGTTTTCAAAATAATCAATGTTATATTCTTTTGCAAACTTATCGCCAACAATTGCAGCAGCAGCAGAAACTGAAGAAGGAACACCGTAGTATGTATTCTTAGGAGAGTAAATCTTAAAGTGAATGATCTCATTCGGTCTTGGATCTGAATTAATTGGGTCTTCTGTTTCTTGATCTCCGTAGTTTCTGAAGAAGACCGCCGAGATTTTATTACTTCTTGCGATTTGGACAAAGCCATCTCTCTTCCTCCTTACCCGAACTAGTGTTCCGGGGATATGACCAATATAACCAATTTGACCAGAATTATTTCTACCTATTTCCAAATAGCCATTTCCAATTGTCAAAACATCTTGCCAAACCTTAATCATCGTCTCAATAAAAGTCTCTTCAAGGTTTACATTTTCAAAAATTTCATCAAGTCTTTCTTTTTCATCTTGAAGCATTTTGCGAACACGACCAACTTTTTCTGGGTCGCCCATTGCTTTTTCAATTTTTCTCTTCGCCCTGGTTGTCTCTTCAAATTCAAAACCAACACCAACAGTATTCATCACTCTTGCCATTACAGAAGCATTATGAATAGAGCTGGAATCAAATAACCCAGCAAGAGTATCTAGATCATATGGTGGATTAACAATATCGTAAAGTGAATATCCATCAAGAGTTTCTGGATCAATATATTTTGTGCCAGTGCCATCTGTACCTTCAAACTTTTTGGACAACTTCATTGCCCGCCTCTTCATTCTTGGCGAGAGGGTAGAAAAAGATACTTTTGTAAATGGGTCATCAATAACCTGTTTGCTCTCTAAAGCAAGATATTCAATATCATTAATCTCTTGGACAGCATTACTGTCTTCAATATGAACCATTTTTTTATCCATGATTACCTCAGATTATCAAAAATATCCTCATATGGATCTGGAATCAGACCATCATTCAATCTTTCGGCTTGATCGTCTCGCTCACTTGCTGTAATCTTTCTTGCACCATGAACCCAAGCGACCTCACCTTCATCACTGCCGGTCCAATATTTGGCTGCTTGGGTTACTCTTTTCTCAATATTTTCGTCACCAACAAAACCCTCAGCAGATAATACGCCATCCCCGTCACTAAGAGGGCGACCATCTGGCATAATCCAAATACAGACTCCATAAGTCCTTGGCGGAACCCAGAGTTTTTTGTTTTTGACAATATCATGACTCATTTGAATATATTGTACACCATTTTTATTAAAAAAAGAACAAAAATGACGAGTAGAGGTACAACTTTTCCCAGTTCCAATCAAATAATAGCATCTAAGAACCTATTTTATCGGACAAGCGCCGGTTGAGCAGTTATCAAGAGCCAATTCATCCATGTTAAAACCAGCATTCAACTGAACAGAGAAGTCAATTCCTTTCAGAATCTTATTGTATTCGTCTTCTGAAATCTCCTCATAAGGAGGAAGTGGGAAATTGTGGTCAACATGGAGCAAAAACGACACAGACTTCACTGAATTATCATAATTCTCTGCCAGCCATTTCTTTATTTCTGGCAATTCTTCTTTGCGATAGTAAACAGTGACTGAAACAGCATTGTCTGCCCAGACAGTTTGCATCTTCTTAACCCATTCAAGCTGCTCAATGGCTGTCATCTCACTTGCAAGCACCGAGTTTTCTGGAGACTTGCAAGGAAATTCAACAACATAGCGAGTATGGTCTTCTCTTCCATCAAGACCAACATCCCAAACCACTTTGTATCCACGCTTTCTGCATGCTTCAACTAGTGGATCAGCAGAACCAAAACGAACTCTTCTAATATAATACTTAGCAAAGGCAGGGTGAATACCAGGAGTTACTCCAGGAAGCAAAGACAGAGTGCCAGATGGCTGAACTGTTGTTAGTCTAACAGATGTAGGCCATCCTTTTTCCTTGCTATACTCCTTATCAAACTTTCTAAGATTTTCATATACATCAGACAGCCACCCAATTTTTTCTTTAGAGCACTGAAGGATGCCTGTAATAGACTGGCCTAAGCGAGCATTCTTATGTACGATCTTATTTGTCTTATCATATGGATAGCTTAGTCTGGTAACTTGCTTTTGAATCTTATAAAGCAGAACTGAAATTTGCTTGAACTGCTCGAGCGATTCAACATTGGGCAAGAAAATAGTTGCGAGGTTGCAAGACTCTCCATCAGCAAGAGCAATCTCTGCACATGGATTGAATCCTTCAATAGAAGGATCACTTGCATGTTCACCAAGTCTTCCAACAGATCTAGCAAGCTTTCTGTTCACAAGACCATATGGCTCACCAGAGCCATCATAACCCTTCCAAAGCTCCGGCATAATTTGATCAAAGGCATCAGCGTAGATTGAATTATTACTATTTGCTCTCCAAGCAGGCACTGAGCCAGATGACCAGTTCTTTGCTCGCAAGAAAAGAACATCGTCTGGATCACCAATTGCAATTTGTGCAGAACGACGAGACGAACCAGAGACAACAATTCGACCAATAATATTGCAAATATCAAGCACATCTACTGAACGCAGTTTCTTACCGATACGATTGTTCAATACCTTGCAAATATCATCAATACCATCAACGAGCGCGCCAGGACCAGATGCGGTTCCACCAAATGTCTTCAATGGAGCGCCAAACTCACGAATAAGAACAGTTGAATATGTAAAACTCTTACCAGTGATAAAGTAAGATTCAAGAACTTTGTGAAGTAACTCTCTCCAGCCCTGACGAGAATCTGGGACAATAAAATCGGAATCATTGCTCCGCTCTGCCTTGATTGATTTGACTTCCTTAACTTTCGGCAAGTCATGAATCTTTGATCTTTCAACAGAGAATCCAACTCCTCCACCAAGCATCAAATAATCAAACAGTAATTCAAAATCTTCAATCTTCTCAATATTTGTGAAGAAGCAATTATTTAGCGATGTGCCAGAAAATTTTGATACAAGCGGAGTGCCAAGTTGCCACAATGCTCGGCCGGCAACTGTGCAGCGCAAATTATACATGTGATCAAACAATTGCTCTGCTTCTTTTTCTGTGAACGGAACGCCAATCTCAATTGCTCCGTCAATGATACGTTTAATGGTTTCAGTCCAAGTCTCTGTTCTGTCAAGACCATCAATCTTGCGACTATATGTTCGCAGGTAAACAATCTCACCCAACCCACCAAAACCCCAAGGCGGAGTCTGGTTGTTGTACGAATTAATAAATTCCTGTGACAGGATTGACATAACACCTCCAAAAAGATAGAAATACAATTTTATTAGACGACTTGCGTAAAGTCAAAAAATAATACTAAGGACTACGAAAAAGATTTTTCGTAAAATTCCAAACGCTCGAGAATCTTAGCAGCGGTAGAGTCCCAAGACCACTCAGAGTGAAGAATTTTTGCCGACTTGACAAAAAATTTTTTAACATCATCATATTCGCTGACAACATTTTCCATAAGATCAACAAGTTCATCAAAATCTGGACTTGCCCACTCGCCAGTATCTGTTGCATATAGTTGATCATTCCACATTGCCTTATCCAAATTTGCACTTAATGGAATTGCGTAATGTGCAAAATCCGCACAACCAGTAAGATTTGTTACAATTGTTGGAAGTCCAGTTGCAATTGCCTCAAAGGGAATCATTCCAAAACCTTCACCCATTGTTGGATAAATTAAACAATGCGCCTTGTGATAAAGAGCAACCAGGTCATCAAGGCCTAGGCTTTCTGGAATCGCTACAATTTGTGGATGCAATGACGCCGGCAATAAACGACCGTTGATATATACTTCAGCAAGACAGAATTTATCATATTTCAAAATAAGTCTAAAATCCTTATTGCCTTCATATAACTCAAGAAATGCATCAACTGCCATTTGAGCATTTTTTCGTTTTGAATCTCCGCCAATATGCAAAAAATTAAATGTTGATGTTAATTCCCTTTCAACGATTTTAAAATCTTCTGATATACCATGGGGAATAACATGAATGTTTGCATTGACATTATGAGATTCGTAAACACTTTTTACAAAATTTGATGTTGTCCAAATCTCATCACAGCGCCGCATGTTTTCTAACCAATGTGAAGGAATTTTTGTAGATTCCCATGGCGTATATCCAACTGTGTATTTTGAATTAAATTGATAATAAGTTGCTGGACAAAAATTAATATGATAATTAATATCTGGTCGATTATAAAAAACAGCACATTGTTTTTTCTGTAGGGCCTTAATGGTTAATAGCGCAGCATTAACATATCCAGGACTAAACCAATTCTCGCCAGATGCGTCTTGACGATTCAAACTAAACCAACTAATTTTTTTCATTGTGCTTCCTTTTATAGAGAGTTTTCGGTCAGGGAGGAAACATTTATACATTTAACTCCCTTTCTGATTAAAGCACTTGCCGTGCCTCCGGAAATTTCACAACTAATAGGTTGGTTAGTAAAAACACATCTTGCAGCCGCTAGAAAAAAACCATCTACCCGGATAATACTAATATGTTCCGGATCAAGAATAACCGCAGGTCCGTAATCATCTGATTCAACTACTGCGACGATCTGCATAGCATCTACCATAGCATTGTTTTTTTTATTTTCATACCTTTTGTGTTTTTTTTGAAAAAGTCTGTATGCTTAGTTATACTAAGTATGTATAGTATACTAGTTATATATTAAGTATATTAAGTATACTTGATATACTTAGTATACTTAGCATGCTATGCATGCGTAAGCATATCAGATTTTTTCACTTCACGTGACAAATTTGCAATTTTTCTGGTATGCTCTCGCCAGGAGGTTATATGAGTAAAATTATAACAGCAATTCTCTGGCTAGTGATTACATCTTTAATGTTAAGATATTCTTTGATTTTTGGTTTTGATCATGATACCGGAATTGTTGGATCGTCTTTATTGTCTTTTTTGATCTTATGGCTTTATGCTTTTTTTAAGACACCGACTAGAGGCAAGTAATGCGTATTGTAAATTACGATGAAGATATTGAGTATGAAGATATCCCTTCTCTTCAGGTTGTAATAAAAGCCGTTCCTTTTGAAAATAACTACATACCTTCATTGATAATTATGTCTCCAGATCAAGAATACCCAATGTCAATTGATGAACTTAATGCTTTAATGGATGGCATAGAAATTGCAAAAAATAAAATAGATGAAATAATTTCTTATATTTTAAAATCAAAAATTTTTGATAAAAATGGAAACGATATGTATCAGTTTAACTTAGAAGACGCAGAAGATCTTGACGAGGTAGAAATTGAAGAGGAGGATGATGAATAATGCAAGTTCATATCCTTGGTGGGAAAATTAAAGATTTTCCCTACCCTGACAGATCATGTCCATTTTGTAATAAAGTTTTATATGTTGTAAATGCTATTCATGTACAGGAAGATAAATTTCAATATAAAGCGTTGTATTTTTGCACAAATCCAAACTGTAGTGCATATGATGAAGGTGCTAGAAAAGCTTATGCCAGAATAGTATATTCTTCAGAAGATGCATTTCAGGCTTTTCACAGAATAGAAATACCGGTCCAGAGATGGTCAAAAGAAGATTTGGTTAGCTATTATCAATAAATAGTGGTATTATATATAATTATGCCAGTTGAGTCATGTTCCTTTGAAGGTAAGCCCGGTTTTAGATGGGGCAACCAAGGTAAGTGCTATACATACACAGCCGGAAGCGAATCATCTATGGAAAATGCAAGACGCTCTGCTCAAAAACAAGGTTTGGCAGCAAGATTGTCTGGTTACATGGAAAAAGAAAATGAAGTAACTACTCAATCAATGGGCTCTGGAATTAAAAATCCGCAACAGGGATACCCACAACCCAAAAAGAAAAAAAAGAAGAATGTTATTCTTGATGACATTGTAAAAAATCTTGATACTTGGTTTAGGGAGCGATGGGTTGATATTTCAAGACCAAAGCCGGGTGGCGGTTTTGAACCTTGTGGTAGATCAGACGCAAGCACTGGTAAATATCCCAAATGCGTTCCGGCATCAAGAGCTGCAAGGATGACCCCCGAGCAAATCAGATCAGCTGTGCAGAGGAAGCGCCGCGCAGAATCTACCCAGACAAGGGAAGATAAAAAACCAATTTATGTCTCAACAGAAAAACGAGAAATTTCTACTCAGGAAAGAGAGAGATTGGCTAGCCGTGGTGCAGCAATGCCTGACGGATCTTACCCAATAGCAACTGTTCAAGATTTAAGAAATGCAATACAGTCTTTTGGTCGTGCAAAGAATCCAGCAGCTGTTAAAAGGCATATTATTCGCCGCGCAAGAGCGCTTGGCGCAATTAAAGAACTTCCAGAGTCTTGGACAGGTGGGGAAATGCAAAAAGCATCAAGAAATGTCCCCACGAACCCATCCCTCTATGCTAGAGTAAAAGCAGAAGCGAAAAGGAAGTTTGATGTTTATCCATCAGCATATGCAAATGCTTGGCTTGTCAGAGAATACAAGCGTCGTGGTGGAGGATACAAGGTGGTTTCAAAATGAATGCTATTAATAAAATAGCAGAAGATCTTGATGAGCAGGAAGCAGTCCTTGCTGACTTGCTTATTGCAATAACTCAACGATACGGTAAGTTTAATGAGGATAGTATTGGCGTTTGGGCCGGTTATGATTCCGCAGAAGAGAATGATGTTGCAGATATTGGTGTTAAGTGCGCTAATTGCGTTCTTTATGAAGGCGAAGGTGTTTGTAAGATTGTTGCTCATGCCGTTGAGCCAGAAGGTAAGTGCAGATTTGCCATTATTCCAGATGGAGTTGTTCAGTTAGAAGAGGATGAGACAATGGGCAACGAAATGAAAGATGAAGATGAAATGGAAGATAACGAGGAAGAAGAAAAAAATGGTGAAGAAGAAGAGGAAGACGAAGAGTTAGAACCAAGTCTAAAGCCCCGCCAACAAATGCATTATGAAGTTCTAGAGTCCATTGCCGAAAAGTACGGCAAATGGGATCAGACTGCTGGCGCTAATGGAGCACACTATGCCCCAGCAGTGGAAAATCCTTTTAAAGACAAAGGCATGATTTGTGCCAATTGCATATTCTACGAAGGCGGTCAGGGTTGTGAAATAGTTTCTGGTACAATTGAACCCGAAGCAATTTGCAAGCTTTGGATTATAGATGAGTCTCTTTTGAGACAGTCTGAATAACAGGAGGAAAAATGAAATTTATTAATATTCCGGTGGACAACGCCGAGAAAATGATTCAGCAACATCAGTTTCTTTTAAAGGAGGCGCTTGCTGCTGCTTCCTATCATCAGGAACAAATTGACTCGCTGTCAAAAGCAGTCAAGGATGTCACTTTTATGATAACAGAGACCAAGCAGACCCTCCCCGGTTCTGACAGTGGTAGCACTGACGCTGGGGATGCCAACCCAGTCCCAGCCCCAATTACAAATCACAATGATGATGGTGCAGTTGAGGTTGTTAAAAAGAACGATCTGGTTGAATTAATCAAGCAGTACGAAGAAAAGCATGGTAAGTTTGATATTGATGCAGAAATCATCGCAAGCTTCCTTTTGACGAAGTAATATCATGGAAGCTGTCTTAGTTGCAGTCATCACTGCCGTTGGCGGTGTGCTTGCTGTATTAGTTCAAAAAAGCAGAGAAGAGAATAAGCAAGATCATGGTAAAGTAATGGAAAAACTTGTTGACCTTCACAAAGATGTTCATCATGTTGAAAACAAGATTGATCATGTTGAAGAGAAACTTGATTCTCACTTGCTAGATCATTCAAAGCCAAAAGTTAAGTCAAAGAAAAAATAAGTCGCTGGGCGATAATTCTAGGTCTAAAATATTCTGAAAAGTTATTTTAGGTGTATGGAATTTATCGCCCACTTATTTTTAAAATAACTTTACAAACTCCATTTTAATTTTATTTTCTATGCTAGTATGTGTCCATGAACGACACACCAGAAACCCTAAAGCAAGAAGAATCTAATCATTGGAAAATTCCTTTCGCGGAAGTTGAGAAGCTGTATGAGCATGCCATGCAGCAACTTGGTGATCTTTATAAGAAAACAGAAAGAGAGTTTTCCAGCGTCTTTTATGGTTACTATAAAGGCTGGAATCTTGCAAAGATTGTCAAGCACTATTCAGTGCCAGCAGATCTTGCAAAAGATGTTTGGAACAAACTAGGATTTGGTGAGCAAGGGGGTGAAATTAAAGTGACAAGAACACGGTCAAAGCAAGAAACAATTGTTGGATTTTTGAAATCAAATGTTGGCAAGGTTGTTACGCCGGCAGAAGTTTCTAGCAATCTCAACATTTCACTTCCGACCTTCTATAACTTTTATAATGCAAATAGACATTTCTTTAGAAAAGTTAAGAGAGGTGCATTTGAGATTCTTAACCCAGATGTTGAGAGATCCAATAAAGAAAATCAATAAAACACGGCTTGCTCCCATCCATGACAGTAATTAAGACCTCATACTCTACAAATGAAAACATGACGTGGGAGCAAGCTGCTTTTCAAGCAGCAGAACAAATCTGGCATCGCCATACAACATATAAAAATTTCAGCATACCGCCTTTTCTTAATGCTTTTGAATCTGAAATTGCTAATTTAAGAAATGCAATTGATTATTATATTAAATCAGATTTATATTTAGAAAAAATAGAATGTTCGATTGAGAATAGAAAAGATCGCGATGAGCACAAATATCTTTGGTGCGTCATGGCATCTAATGCAATTAAAGGAATAGGAGCACTTTTTCCAGAACAAAAAATACAAATGTTAGATGTTCTTCTTGTTGTTATTAATAAACAAAAAGATTATGGTCATAACAATGTTGCAATGTTTGGAATAACCGGATTGGTAATTAGGCTTCATGATAAAATTGCAAGAGCAGAAAATCTTATGGATAATCGAAAAATGAAAAATGCTGTTCAGGGCGAAAGCCTGTATGATACTTTCTTAGATATAATTGGCTATTCAATTATTGCATTAATGTGGTTAAATAATACTTTTATGTATGAGTTGGGAGATTCTAAATGAAAAAAATTTTGCATAAGCATCTGCTGATTAGAGGTCTTGCACAAAGACCACCAATGGATGCAAAAATTACGCACTATTGGTTAAAAAATTTGGTTGAAAAAATCAATATGAAAATTATTCGTGGGCCGTTTGTTTCTTATGTTGACGCACCAGGAAACAGGGGAACTACAGCTATTGTTATGATTGAAACCTCACATATTGCATTTCATGTTTGGGATGAAAAAGACCCAGCTTTAGTTCAGTTTGATCTCTACACCTGTTCGGAATTAAATACAGAAATTGTTCTTGAAGAGGTTGAAAAATTTTTTGAAATGAAAGATTACAAGTATTTGCTTTTTGATAGAGAAAATGATTTTATTCTTACTGATGGTTCTTTTTTAATTGAAACAAGTGATGATCTAGATAAAATTATTTTTGATAAAATTTCGGAGTATGATATTTAGGAAACAAGATGCAAAAAAATAATATTCACATTGAGCCATGGATTAATTCGTATGTTCAAATTGTTAGAAGAAAAATGAATTTAACAGAATGGAAAATTGATTTAGCAAAGAAACCATGCCCTAGTGATTCTCTTGGTGAGTGCGATATTGTCTATGGGCAACATATTGCCACAATTTCTTTAAACAAAGGGTATAAGAAAGAAAAACCGGATATATTAAGAAATACTGTTGTTCATGAATTGCTTCATTGCTATCTTGCTCCAGTTACAGAAGCAGCAAGTCAGGTTATGGAACCATTTGAGGAAGACATTCATGGTAGAAAAATAGTTCAGGCTACAGCCAATGCAATAGAATATCAAATAGAAAGAGCTATTGACAGGCTTGCAGAAATTATTTCCCCAAGTATGCCGTTACCAAAAATACCAAATCCAAAAAAAAGAAAAGTAAAGAAAAAAAATAAAAGGAGATAAGCTCTTATGGCGAAATTGCCATGCATTAACTAATACATATAGAAATAAAAATATAAAAAATGGGCTAGTGTCGAAATAGGCAGACGAGACTCGCTTAAAACGAGTTGCCAATAGGCGTGTGGGTTCGATTCCCTCCTAGCCCACAATTATTGCCCCTGAAGCATATTTGGCTATGCACTTCACTTGTAATGAAGAGATAGTGAGTTCGAATCTCACCTGGGGCTCAAATAATAGTCGGTCGCCGGTCTATTATTATAAGATAAATTAATGAGGTGGTCGTAGGTTCAAGTCCTACATCGGGCTCGAAGGAGATTTATGAACATTCCAGAAAATATGCTTGGTCATATTCAAAAAATTTTTGCCGGAGAATATGAAGTTCCATTTGCATCAGAAAGTCCTGTAATTTTTGATATTGGTGCAAATATTGGAGCATTTACAAGATGGGCTGATGCAAGATGGGCTAATGCAGAAATTGTTTGTTTTGAACCAGTTAAATCAAATTTTGAAATATTACAAAAAAATACATTAGATATGACTAATGTTCAATTATTTAATGTTGGTATTGGATCAAGTAATAGAAAACAAAAAATATATTATGGAAAAAATAATATTGGTGAAGCTAGTTTGTTTAAAGGGGATCAACAAATTGAAAATGGTGAAGAAGTAGAAATATCTAATGCATCAGATCTACCTGCATGTCATATTATGAAAGTTGATACAGAAGGAGCTGAAATTGAAATTATTGAATCATATAAACACAATCCGGCTGTATATCTTATTGAGTATCATTCAGAACAAAATCGACTTAAAATAGATAATTTATTAAAAGAAAATTACATTCTTATTAGTTCAAAAAGTGACAGACCAAATTATGGTATATTAAAATATGCATTAAAAACTCTAATTGGCTAGTAGCTCAGTTGGCAGAGCAAGGGACTGTTAATCCCTGTGGTATAATTAACAGTATGAAAACCTGCTCTATGTGCAAAGAGGAAAAAGAACTGTCTTTATTTAACAAAAAAGGTGCAAATAGAACACAGCCATATTGCAAACCTTGTGATAATAAAAAATCAAGAGAGAGATATGCAAATAATAAAGATACTCATTCAAAAAATGTTTATAAAAGAAATAAAAAAATAAGGAAAGAATTATCTATCTATATTAAAAATATAAAAGAAAATACTCCATGTGCTGATTGCAAAAAATATTATCCATCGTATGTTATGGATTTTGACCATATAATAGGTAAAAAAATAAATAATATATCAATTTTAGTAAATCAACTAGCAAAAAATATCTTAATTGAAGAATTAAAAAAATGTGAAGTTGTCTGCGCTAATTGTCATAGAGAAAGAACTTTTAATAAAAAATTGTAGATTATCCCCACCTCTTAGATCTAAAAATATAAAGGAGATTTTTAATGACTGCAAATATCGGTTTTGAAGACATCGCTTCTAGTTGTCGCCATGAATACGCGCACTATGAAGATGAAATGTTTAGAGATTCGTTTGACCCTGAGGTATTGCTGAGAGCGGCTGATGAGATTGAGCGACTCACCACACTTCTGGCATCTCGCAAAGTTGCCGATAACACCTATGTTCGCACCGAATGGTCTGGAGAGACGCTTATATGAGTGATGACATTGTGACCAGATTGCGAAAAGAGGTTGTCAAAGCAGAAATAGCTGGCATTCTTCCAAGTTGGGAGTTTGCAAAAACTATTTGGGAAGCAGCCGACGAGATTGAACGCCTACGAGGGCAAGTAAAAGCCGCTCATAAAATTCTTGGCTCAGAATCATTCGGTTGGTTGGTCATCGGATCTGAACATGAAGTCGCTCACTGGAAAACACTATCGCCACACATTGATGAATACTGGGACAAGTACGGAACATATTTCAGACCAAAGCCAGTAGCTTAGCGATACGCATAGTTGTCGCAGGTTCGAGCCCTGCCTCGCCAGCAATATGATATAATTATTTTATGTATGAGTATCGTGTAAAAAAACTTTACAAAGTTGTTGATGGCGATACTATTGATGTTGATATTGATTTGGGGTTTGATATCTCTCTATTTCAGAGAGTTCGTCTTGCCGGCATTGATACACCAGAATCAAGAACCAAAGATGCTTATGAAAAAAAACTTGGGCTTGAAGTAAAAGAAAAATTAAATGACTTATTAAAAAATGCAACCAATATTATTATCAGAACAGAAAAACCAGATTCTACGGAAAAATATGGCAGAATTCTTGGTTGGTTATTTATTGATAATCAGAAATTATCAATTAATGAACAACTGATAAAAGAAGGATACGCTTGGGAATACATGGGTGAAACCAAAGTTAAAAACTTTCAGCTTCTAGAAAAACGCCGAAAGAATAATGCCTGAGCTTAACGCTTCTATTCCACCCATTGAATGTTATGTGCGTGGAAACTTCCTTCGTAATCAGGTGGATAGTCACGAATTAAAATTTCCGTGCGTAATCTTTGGCGTAGCCTCCATCCCCGACAGAGCACCGGTATTTCATTTTCTAATGGAAGATGGCGGGGTTTGGTGGAGAGCACCTATAAATGCGTTCTGCGCCCGCCCAGACGCGCCTGAGGTTGATTTAAAAGATCTGGTCATGTGGAACAGTTTCTCATCCCACATCACCGTCACCGTTTTTGAGCACATGCGGGGTATGGCAATGACATACATTGATCGGCATAAACAGAAAGTTAATGGCAAATATATGTTTACCCTTGACTGGCACACTCCAGATATTAATATCCTTGATACCGGCTATTCGGTAAATCCGGGGCAGCATAAATGTGGGCATGTAATCGAGCGGGAAGATGGTAACTATGCCATACAGCCAAATAATCGGATTAGATTATGGGATCCTTCATATACCACAAAGAAGGGTGAGAATCTTATTGATAGATTAATCAATGAAACATTATGGGATGTTGAAGATGGGGATAAATGGCTTACTTCAGATGATGATAGATATGATTACGAAGTGGTGGCCAAAAAAGATACTAACAAACCCACAGAACCCACA